GTCAATTTTTTCTTCTATATTCTTAACTCTATTAGCGTACTCAGTATCATTTTGAGGCACTCTATATTGTTGATTTAAATCACTAGCGTAATTTTCAAACATATTCAACTGTACTTGTGAACCAAGCTTGTTGAACTCCGAAGGGGTTATGTAACCTCTTTGTTGTTGGTTAAGTATTAATAAGACTGTCTTGTAGACAGTATCTACGTTTATTGCCATTTGTTTATTTTTGTTATAATATTGGGCCCGAGTAAACGAGCCCTATATTAGTATTACAGATTAAGAGAGTTTTTTCTCTATTGTTTTGTAAACTTCTAAACCTTCATCTGTTTTAAACCATGCAGCTAAGGCTGAATATGGATGTTCTTCAAAAGGTATTGTCATAAGCTTACGACCATTGCTAGCCCATTTAAAATCTCTTCCATCAACTGAAAGATCAATTATACCTGCTTCAACAGCTTTGATACCAACGTTTCTTAATTGAACGTTATCATCTTGAGCTAAGTCAAGAAATAATCTAGGTTGTTTTTTAGCAAATAATAATACATCTCTTTTAATCTCTTTAGAGCTCATTGTTGAAACTACCGATCCTTTTTCTACTCTTAGAATAGCTTCAGCTTCGTCGATCTCAATGTTCTTAGCAAAATTTAATGCATCAATTTCTATTTCTAAATCTACTAATTCATCTTCAGCTTCAGCAATTGGCTTATGCTCTGTGTATCTTGTGTCAAGATATGGATGATATATAGATAATAATTTTTGTAGTGATTGCATTTCTTTAGGAACTGTCAAAGAACCATCTCTAAAAACTATGTGAGATAACGTAGCTTCGCCTTTTTGATCTTGTTCAAAAGGAGTTGCTTGATTAGTAGCGTATCTTATTGCTTTTTGTTCTCCTGTTTCCTCGTTAAACCATAATAATGGATATCGAGCTGAATGTTTAGACGGTAACGTGTACGTTAAAGGTTTATGATTTCCTGTAAGAAAGTAATTTCTATCTTTTATTTCCCAACCTTCTAGTTGAGTTTTCTTTGTTTTTTTTGACATAATATAATATAATTAAAAAGTTAAAATAAGAGTAACAATTACCCCCGTAGTTTTTACGAGGGCAACTATTACAATAAATATTAAGCAGTAAACAATACGAAATTGTTTGCAGCTTGTGTTACTAGACATCTTTCAGATAAGAAAGAAACTTGCATAAAATCCGCCGTTGTTGTAGCAGCGCCACCAACAGATCCTGTAATCCAAGATTTCATTCTTCTATCGTCAGCTTGTGAAGCTCTGTAACGTACGTGTAAGAAAGGTCTACGTATGTTTGTACCAAGTAATTGGTCATACACAGTAGAAGTTCCTGCAGGTACTAATAAACCATCGATGTTGTCACCGCCAGTAAAGTTACCAGAACCACCTCTTGTAGAAGCATCATTTAAGTATTTCCATGAAGTCTTGTAGAAGTCATAAGAACCTCTTCTGAATCCAGAAAATCCTAAGTTCAACGCCATTTCTTCAGAGTTTTCAAATACACCGTAAGATGTACCTCCAGCTCCGTAGGAATTTTGTTGTGCTAACATATTATCAAACGTTAATTCTGTTCCTCTATCTAAGAAAAGCATGTTTTCTTCTATAGCACCTTGAGAATCTAAGTTTTGTAATATTGCATCAAAGTCAGTTAATGTTCCGCCGTATCCAGCCATAACATTACCTCTTGATTGTACAGCGTCAAATAAACCTTGTGTACCTTTAGCAGCAATTGCAGCTCCACCAGGACCAGCAGCTCCACCAAATCCAGGTATTAAACCTTGATTAGCAGAAAAACCAGAACCAGCCGTAGCTAGTTTACCTTCAATCATACTCATTTCTAAGTAATCTTCGAAACGTAATCTAGTTTCGCCTTCAGCTTTTAAGTACCATAAGAAACCAGAAGTTCCGTCTTCAGCACCTACTTCAACCCAACCGATTTGAGCAGTATCAGATCCACTAATTTGGTAGTTAGATTTGATAATGATTGGTGAGTTAGCAAATTGTGTAAAAGAAGGAGTAACGTTTTCCGTTGATCCAATTGTACCTTTTGCAAATTCAGAACCGTATACAAATACTTTTAATCCAGCAAGTGATAAACCAGCTAAATTAGCAGCAACGTAAGGGTAAACGTTTGCGTTTTGCCCAGCCACAGCTCCAACAATCGCGTGCACAGTTGCAGACGGGTTGATTGGATCCATGATTACTACAGTCATGTTTGGTGCTAATACGCTAGGCGTAGCAGCAGGTATGTTTATTTGAACGTTGTTAGCGTTTCTTCCTACACCATCGTAAGCGATGTGTAATCTATTTTGTTCAGACCAAATTACTTGATCAGACGTCATTGGCATTTCAGCACCAACCATTCTTAAGAAACCACCGATAGTACGATTACCGTATCTTTCTACTTCAGCTTCATAAATCTCAGGTAGGTATTGTTGTGCAAATGTCCCTCCACCAGCAGCGCCGTTGAAGTTTAGGTAGTTGTTAGCCAAAGTTTGTTGAGCTTGTGAAGGCTGTAAACTACCAAATTGAGGAGTTAATATTCCCATTTTGTTTTAAATTTTAATTGTTAAATTTTCTAGTTTTTATTTTCAATGAACTTGAATCAGCACCACTAACTGCTTTAACTTTAAATCCTCCAACAAAAACATCTCCTGAAGGTTGTGGCCTACTATCGTTGTTTATATTTTTAGAACTAGCAACTACATCTTTAACAGCATCGGCTTTGCCTTGCTCGTAAAAATGTTGTGCTATAGTGTCAGCGTTTCTAGCAGCGTATATTGCTTTATGATAACCTTCATGATCTGTTACAGCGCCATCTTTGTCCAAAAACTTTTGAACAAACGTTGTAATGTTAGATTGAGATTCAGCAACCTCACCAGGGTTTTTAACACCATACCTAAATTTCTTTTCTCCCACATTGAAATCAAAACCTTTGAAGTCATCTGAAAGTAATTGTTTAGTTTTAGTCTTAAAATCTTCGTGTTGTTGTGTAGCAACTTCCTGATTTTCATTATATCGATTAAAAAACTCTGTTGCTTTTTGTTGTTCTTGGGTAGCGCCGGGTCTCAACTTGATCTCGTCGTAATATTTACCTTTTAAATCGTCCAAAAAGCCATGAGCTTTTGCAATCTCTTCTTTAAGTGCGAGCTTTTTCTTGCGGATGTCTCGCTCTTCATCCAATTCTTCATCATATGAATAATTATCCTCTATGATAAATCCTATTTCTTCCTCGTTTAAATGAGGTTTAGCTTTTTTATAATATTCTTTTAATAACGTATTGCCATCTATTTTTGAATAGTCAGCGTTAAGTCTTGTGTAGTCTTCAATAGTACCACCAGTATCTTCCATAAAAGTAACTAGTTTTTCAATGTTTTCAGGTAATGCTTTACCTAAAACCTTTTCATCTCTAATAGCTTCTTTAACTTCTCTAGCAACTTGTTTTACTTCTTCTTTACTTACTTCTTGGATTTGTGTAAACTCTTCAGTAGCTTGGCTGGACTCTGGTACTTGTTCGTCCACTTTAACGCTATCTCCGGTTTGTTCGCCCACAACCACTTTCTTTGTTTCTCCGATTGGAATGGCATCTGCTTCTGGTTTTTTACTTAAATCTACTTTTGTGATATTAGATTTTTCTGTTTTTTTCTTAGTTGATCCAGTTTTTAAATCAACTTTGTAATCTGCTTGATTTTGTTCTACAGCTGTTCCTCCTGTTTCAATAGGGTTTGAAGCTATCACTTCATCATTTGTTTTTGTTTCTTCTGACATAATATAATAATATAAAATTAATAAATAATACTATCTAGGGCTCATGCTTGCTAGATCTATTCCACCTAACCCATTTGATCCTGATTCAAAATCTACAGGACCTGAGTCATTGTTTCTTTGTGCAATCATCTCGCTTTGTTGAGATGCTTGAATTTTTGTTCTTTTATCTTTACGATCTTCTATCTCTCTTTCCTTAGTACTCATGTTTTGTTTTTCCATTTGAGCTAATTGTAATTGATAACCAAATTCTATCTCCATTAGCTCTTTCTTTATTTGAGCTTCTTTCTCTAGTTTTTGGATTTCAAAGCCTGCTTTACCTTGTTCTATTTGTAGTTTAGAAGCGGCCATTGCTTCGTTCTTTTGAACCTCATACATTGCTGATGCTTCTTGAGCTTGTATATTAGCTTGAGATTGAGCTTGTATATTTTGCTGAGCAATTTGCTGATCCATCTTTTGTTTAGCTTTACGTTTAACTTTTAGCGTTTGGTTGGCTAATTTTAAGTTTTTAACTTGTCTAATATCAATAGCATCTTCTAAAAATATTTGACCTGATTGTAAAGCAACTTGAATGTTTTCTTCTAACTTAGCAATTTCTTCATCGTCTGGTTCTAGTTCTAAGTAAATACCAAAATCAAATAAATTCAATGAACTCATTTCTTCTAATGTACCTACGTTAAACGTGCTTACAGATTTCTTTAATGTATCAGCTAGTAAATCAAACTGTAACATGTCTGCTATTCTAAGTGATATGTTTTCAGCTGCTTTAACAGTTAAATATAATGAAGCCTGTAATATATGTCTAGTTGCTGTGTTTGAATTAGCAGCAGCCATTTTTTGTATACCTACTAAAGCATCTTTATCTGGTGTGCTACCATCTCTAGCTTCATTAAGCCCTGTCACATCTCTTATCATTTGTAAATAATACTGATAAGTACCTATAAGTGATTGTATCTTTCCGTTAGCACTAGATGTCTGTAATTCTTGAATAGGTATTTTACCTCTATTAGGATCTCCATCTTGGGTAAGCGATCTACCTACTATAGAACCTGTTTGAAAATACATGTTCAATGCTTCTTGGGGATTATAGTTTGTACCGTTACCTAAGTCAACCTCAGCTAAACCATCAACATCTACAAACACACCATCAGGTACCATACGAGCTATAACTTGTTGTAGCTTAAGATGTGATAATTGAATCATATCAGCAAAACCTGTTATTCTTCCAACTAGTGACTCTATGCGTCCTCTGTACATTCTAGGCGCGCATATTTGATAATTCATATTAACCTTAGTCATATTAGAATTAGGTCTTGTCATATTCTCTGACATTTTCCAGTCTAACATTGTATCTATGCCTAGTATTTTAGCACCAGTGTATAAAACTTCTATAGATCTAGATACTCTATCAAAATTATCACTTGGTGGTGGATTAAAAAAGTCTGTTTTTACTATAGCTTTTTCTAAACCTTGATCAGTTTTTTTAATTTTAAATACTTGATTACTATAAGTTTTGTATTCAAAAAATAAAACAGAAACCATATCCGGTGATTCGTTCCAGTTTCTCATGTAGTTTTGAGTACCAGGAAACTTTTCTATTCTTTTTAATTCTTCAGGTGTTAAGTCAGGAAATTGTTTTTGTAAATCAGATAAGTGTATCATCTTAACCTCACCTACGTAGTATAAATCTTGAAAATTAGGATCATCTGAATATGAATAAACTAAATTAGCAGGATCCACGTAGTCAACAGTTATACCATTTGACTTGTTAAAATTTGTTTTTACAGCACCGATACCTAATACAACCAAGTCATATAGCATTCGTTTTTTAGTCTGTATGTATTTATTTTGAGCCATTACATTAGATATAGCTTCTTCTTCTGCTATTTCTATTGACTGCTTATAGCTAAGTTGCATGTGCAGACTTAACTCTTCTTTGTTTTCAGGTAAGTTTTCCGGAGCAGATGTTGTCCATAAGTCCATACCTATTTGCTCTTGTGCTTTTTTAAGAAAAGATCTTGCTTGTATATCTCTTAATAAACCTTCGGCGTAGTTAGTTCTTTTCTTTTGTGACTCAGGATCTATAGCATAAGCTTTAACGTCGTAATCTCTTTGTGACATACCATTAACAACAATGTCTACAAATTTAGGTATAATAGGAACAGGTTTCCAGTCTAAATTAAGATAAGACAAATCACCATTAATAGATAGTTCGTCTTTATATTTTTGTATAGATTGTTCTCCTCGAGCGTATAGTCTTAAGTTATGAAAGTTAGCAAAGTTCATGGAAAATCTATCCCCACCTCTATTACTTCTGAACCATTCGTACTCTATAGCTTGACCTACTCGAGTACCATACTCCAAACTCATCTTCTCTTCATCAGGTACTACCTGACTAGGGAAACCACTGTTGTAATTACCTTGAATCATTTATTTTATTATTTTAGAAAAATCTCCTTTATTATTATATTTTGTAAAACCTAAAGAAACTTTCTCTCTAATTATTTCATTTATTGGTCTATATTTATTTTTGTTACAAGCCATTATAGCAAGTCCTGAGCTTATAGATGCATCATGTTTTGTTCTATTGTTTATATCAAATTGCGCCCAGTCTTCCAGGGTTCTTTGAAAATACATGCTACCAAAAGTTTCACCTAGATTACCAACTTGGTTTTCTATATAAGTTTCTATTGCTGCAGCGTGCGCTTGTTTAATATCTTCACTAGAGTTAGGTATACCACCAATCTCTCTTTCTGTTATTGATAACTTTAATTTATCAGGGCGATTCATAGAAAAATGTCTATAGCCTCTTCTTTTAAAGTAATACAATAATCTTGGTTTATTATTCTCTGCTAGTATTGGCATACCATAAAAATGACAAGCCATTAAAACATCTTCAAAGAATATCTCAGCAGTTTGTGGTCTAGCTATGTATTCTAAAAAGAAATGATTAGAAGGATGTTCGTCCATGCTAAACTTAGTTAAACCGTGTAACGAACCATTAGATCCTTTTCCATCAACAGTACCTGATATATCATAACTATCACATCCAAAAGCACCAACGTGTTCGTTTGCAGGATATTTCATGTTAAACTTTATAAACACTTGGTTTTGTAAATGCACTGGTGGTATCCAAGATACCTTAAATCTACCTGTTCTATTAGGAACAAATATAACTTTAGAATCTTGTATTCCTTCTTCCCAATGAAAACTACCTGTTGTTACGGTAGAGTTTTTTTCAACACCTTCGTTGTAATCAATTTGTTGGTATATCTTAGTTAGATTAAATAAAGACATTTTAGATTCATCTCTGAACGCGTGTTTTGTTGTGCGTGGAAATTGTCTATAAAATTCATTTAAACCGTCTTGATCTTCCTTAAGACCTTCTACTTCATTATCCCAGTATTGTATTACTCCTAATTCAATTTTGCCTCCATGAGGTCCTTGTATTGGTTTTTCTGGAGTATCGAAGACAGGCATTCCATAAGAATCAATGTATCCTTCGTAGTTCCATTCCATAGGAATGAACAAAGAATAGAGTCCCGAACGAGTCTGTCCGTTGGCGTTTCTTTTGTTAACGTTTGAGTCTTCATATAGTTTTTTAAAATTTCTACCTCCTTTATCTAAAGCGTTTGATGTTGATCCCATCATACACTTTCCAATAATTCTTGACCCTAATCTAAGGGTGGTTTTCGTAACACGCCAGTTGTTGAGGATGTTGTTCGGCCTTTCCCATTTCCCACTCTCATCGTGGACGAGGAGTTTGAGTTTCTCCCCATCGTAGGCGTTATCCCCCGTGTTTTTCCAGTCGATGGTCGTATCGAGCCCGGCGAGATCCTCGGCAT